TTGGCGTTCTTGCCGATCTCGCTGTAGAACAGCTTGTCCGGCTGGTGGTACTTCGACACGTCGACGAACTCGGTCGAGTCCTTGATGCCGCGGACGTGATCGACGTTGGCGATCGAGAAGTAGCAGCCCTCCGACAGCGCCGGGATGCTGTTCGTGCGGAAGTTGTCCGAGATGTCCCGGACGTGGAACGGGGTCATCACCGAGCCGGCGACGCCGCCCGGGGAGCCGGAGGTCGAGAAGACGCCGGTCGAAGCGGTGAGCGGCGTGTAGTACACGCGGCCCAGGCCGTACGCGGCGTACGCGACCTTGTCGATGCCCTCGATCTGATCCTGCCGCAGCGCCAGCGCGACCATCTGGCCGATCGGGAACTGCGAGTAGGTGTCCAGGCGCTCGGTCCACGAAACGCTGTTCGCGTACTCGGTCGTGGTGATGGTCGTCTGCACCATCGGGAAGTTCGTCTCCGGGACCGGATCGACCTCGCCGATGCCGTTGACGTTGAGCGGGGTCGTCAGGCGGCCGATCTTGTCGATCAGCAGCTTGTCGCTGCGGTGCTTGCCATACGACGCGCACCCGAGCGTCATCTGCTCGAAGTACGTCGTGTGGGTGGCACGCTGCCTGAGCTCGGCGTCGATGGACGCCGTGAACGAGTAGCCGCCGTAGGTGTTTGAACCGGCATTCATGGACATCGCGAATTACCTCCCAGAAGCCGTTCTACGGCTCTTTGTCTCACGCAGGGTGCCGACTACGTTACGAATCCCGCTCCAGAACTTTTCTTTCTCCACAAGGTCGGAGTTGCGATCGTCCAAGTACTTTTCCGTGTACTTGTCGACCGGCATCTCACGATCCGAAACGAAGTCGACCGCGCCGTACTCGGTCTCGGCCATCGACAACTCGCGCTCGACCGGGGGCTGTTTCATGGATCCGCCTCCCGGGCCGCTGACCCCGGACCCCTCCGTGTAGGGCGTGTTGGGCGCCGGCGCCTTCTTCTCGTTGTAGATGTTCGCCGCGAGGTTGAGCAACTGCACGGGCGAGAGGTTCATCCGCTGCTGGTCGTTGCGTGCCTTCGCGATTGCGGTCGCGCCCAGGAACGCCTCGTCCTGCACCATCTCCGGGTGGTTCGCGGCGAAGGCTTCGGCGGCTGCGGCGAGCCGATCCTGCTCACGCTCCATCTGCCGGCGGGCCTCCGACTCGCGAGCGTACTTGCCGACCTCTTCACGGGCGCGTTCACGCGCACCCTGGTCAAGCAGGCGGGCGCGCTTCTCCGGGTCCAGCAGCGCCTCATCCGCCGCGAGCTTGGCGAAGGGATCATCGATGGTACCAGGGGAGACAGGCTGACGCTTCGCCGCCTCGGCGCGCTGCCATTCCGCAGAAGCGGCTCCGCGGAAAAAACCCGCCTCCTGCTCTGCGCGGGAACGGGCCTGGCGCTCCTGCTCCAACTCCGCACGCAACTGCGCGTCGGAAGGAACAGCCTCCGCCTTCTTGACTTCGTCAGCTAACTGATTTGCCATCTCCGCCTCTCGGGAAGGTTAGGTCGTGCAGTTCTTTGAGGCGCCGCTGCTCGAGTGACTCGGCCTCGCCAGCGATCGCATCCTTCAGTTCGATCAGGCAGGAAGCAAACCCGCAGGCGCGGGCTGGCTCGTCGGTGAGAATGGCTCGCTGCGACTTCTCCTCCAGAGATTCGATCGCGACCTTGAGCCACTTGGGAGCGTCGTCGGGATACTTCATGGAACGAATTTCGACTTGAGCTCTTTGATGTCCCCGCGCTGCCACATCTCGCGCTCGGGATCATCCTGCGGGACGTCGATGTCGCGGGGTCCGACCTTGCCGCGCAGACGCAGCACGTCGCTGTCGCCCTGGTTCGCCCGCTGGTCGGGAGGTTGGATCTCGGTGAACCCCTTGGCGAGGTCACCCTTCATCCCGGAGTCGTTGCCCGGAGAAGTGTCGCCCACTTACTTGCCGGTCATCCCGCTGACATCCTCGGGCTGGTCGTGATACGAACCGAGGTTCGTGCCGTCGTCGCCGAGGGAACCCTTGACGCTCTCGAGCGTCGAGATGTCCGCGTTGCGCTTGGCGGGACGCTGCGACGGCTGGTCGACGGGCGTGAAGCCGCTCATGCCGAGCGACCCGGAGGTGGGCTCGCTCTCGCCGCCGCTCTTGGCCGCGTTGGAACTTTTGATTGCGCCGACGAGTGACATGTGTTGTCTCCTTACGTTCGCGGATTAGGGTAACAGAAAATTCATTCGGGGGTATCTGTGTCTTCGACTTTGATCACCATTCGGTGATCGTCGGCGATGTGCATGTCGTGCGGGGTGATTACTCCGTAGGTCGCACGCGGACCACCCACTTCGTACTTGGAAATCACGCCCATGAACGGGCGGGCACCGGCGACCTTCTCCCGCTTGCTCCACCGCCGGTACTGGTCGCCGCCAGCGAAGATCAACGGCGGAGCCATCCTCACCGCGCCGACGATCGTCCACTGCTCCCAAACCACGTTGGCCAGCCACTGGAAGAAGTCCCGGTCGTCCTGCGTCGGCTTGATTCCGGTCGCCCGGGTGATCCGCTCGTTGACGGGCGGCGGGACGTCCGTGCGAACCATCACCGAGTAGCTGTGCTTCGGGCTCCACTGCGAGGCGTCCATCGTCTGGTCGATCACGCAGGAGTCGTGCAAATACCGGTGAAACGCCACCGTCCGCAGGTGGTCAACGAGCATGATCGACTTCTTGAACGTGACCAGACCGACGGTCGACGATGGCGCGTTGCCCTCGGGGACGTCATCGTAGCGGGGGACCGGGACTTCGTCGAGGCCGAATCCGCGAGCGAGTTCTAGGGCGCGTTCGGGCGAGAGGCTCACTGCGGCGGCCCGTTCGGCTCAGGCGGCGGTCCACCCTGCGCGCCCTGGGCGCGGTTGTGCGCGTTCTGCCCCGGCGGCCCACCGTTGGGTGGCGCACCATTCGGCGGCGGCGCGCCTGGCTGGCCACCCGGAGGCCCGCCCATCAACTGCTGCTGGATCATGCCGAGTACCGCCTGCTCGGCCGCCTGCAGGATCGCGTCCGACTGGTCGATCACGACGTTCGAAGGCAACTGCAGATCGACGATCGCCTCCTGCAGCACGAACCGGTTGTCGACCAACTTCGGCATGATGCCGGAAGGATCGCCCTGAATCAGCTTGAGGAAGTTGAACAGTCGGTCGAGGCGCTGCTGCCGCGTGACCTGGCGCGTGACGCCGTCGACGCGGAACTCCGCGTCCAGACCCATCTTCGCCCACCGCTCTTCGGGCGGCATCTGGGCAAACGCCATCAGCATCTGCGCGGCTTTGGGATTGTCGGAAAGCATCTCCATCAGCTTCGGCGCCGAGAGACTCGGCTCGAACTGGATGGTGAGCTCCCAGATCATCTGGACGAACGGCGACAGGGAATGCTCTTCGACGTACTGGCCGATGTCGTTGAACTGCGTCTGGGACGCGGACGCCTTGATCTCCGCCTCCGCCTTGGTCTTGCGTGTCGTCGACTGGTTCTGTCCGGTCGACCACTCGTTGACCGAGGTCGTGATTTCGTGCGCGGAGTTCAGGATCTGGTAGAGGTTCGCGTCGGCCTGCGTCGGCCCGTCGGTTATCTTGACCTGGGTGAAGATGGGCCGGTCGGCATGCTTGCGATCCCAGATGCGGCCGGGATCGACCTTCATGTGGCTACCGCCGGCGTCCTCGGAGTTCTTCATCGCCGCCGGATCGCGTTCCATCATCGGTACGGACAAGTGCAACTTGTCGACCATCAGTTGAAGTACTCGATCGATCTCCTCCTGCAGGGACGAGCCCTGCATTAAGAATCCATAGCCGTACAACTGATGCGGATTGAGCATCGAACGGAAATCGATGAAGGGTATCCGTTGATGCCACCAGGGATTTTCCTGCGGTGGGCGTAGAAGCCACTGCTTGTCCACAAACGTCGCGAAGCAGTTTGGCCATAGAGTCACCCCTGTCGACGGATCCGGGATGTCGCCCCAGATCTCGTAGAGATCCACCGTCATGTCCTGATAGGCCAGGTACCGCTCGCGCCGGATGACCGAGGCGAACTGATCCAGCTTCCTGTCTCGCGAGCCCGGGCGGATCTTCGCGACCTCGTCCGCGTCGTAGATCGCCGGCATGATCTCCACACCCGTGCGCGGGTCGATCTGCGGCTTGGTCAACTTCCACAGGTCCGAGAGGTGGCGCTTGCTGCGCTGGATCACGAAGCGGTTCTGCGCCGAAGGGTCAAGCCACCAGTCGGTCGGCATCACGGGCGCCAGGCGCAAGCCGGACACCGCTGCGAGCGAACGCTGCATCTGGAACTTGCCCTTGCCCACGATCATCTGCCCGCCTGGTCCCATGACCGGCGGAGGCGCGATGAACTGCGAGGACATGCGCGGCTGCAGCACGTTCTCGTAGGTCACCTTCAGCGGACCCGTGCCGCAGATCAGGGCGTCCTTCAGCGACGTCTCGAGCGGCTCCCGGAAGCGGCCCCGGTGAAGCTGCCACTGGATCGTCTTCATCGCGATGTCGCGTAGCGGATCCTGGCCCTTCGAATTCGGCTGGATGTCGAACCAGTCCTCTTCCGAGAAGATGATCGACACGATCTTCGACGCGATGGTGTCGACGTCACGCTTGCTCAACGCGACGTGAACCTTCGACTGCCACGGGGCCTTGCCGTCCACCGCGGTGCCGCCGTGGTACTGGTTGTACAGGCGCAGCCACTCTTCCTCGTAGGGCTGGCGGTACCGCTCGCAGTCCTCGAGGATCGTCGTCAGCATCGCGACGATGGCGCGAGGGTCGGATGGGACGACGCCCGGGTTCTGCAGAGTCGCGTAGCGACCGTAGTCCGCCTTGACCCCCGTCGACTGGATGACGGTGTCCGCAGCGTCGGTCGTGCCGATCGCGAGCGTGTCCTTGGGACCGCTCATGCCTTGAGGCGAGCCTCTTGCTGGGCGCGGTCCAACCGCTGGATTTTCATCCTAGACGGAGATTCTACGCTGATCACCCGATAGACCGGAAAAAGCCTCTCGGACATGCACGCGAAGGTGCCCGGGTTGTGGTCGTGGCAGTAGAACTCTGCGGTGAAGGTTGGATGTCCGACGGGCGCGACCGGCTCCATTTCCGCCATCACGCCGCCGATCGAGGGCCGGCCGCACGCCTTGCACGGCGGGATCCGCATCTGCGGCGTGTTCACGTTGGCCAGAGGCGAGAAGCACTCCGGGCCAGCCTTGCGATGGGTGTTGGGTTTACCGGCCATAGGAGCCGAAGTACGGCGTCTCCGCCGCGCCCGCGAACCCGGAGTAGACCTCGGCCGGCGTGTAGCCTTCCTCGACGACCAACTGCGCTACGTACCTGG